TTGAGTTAGAACCTCAAAAAGCAAGTAAGTTTTCTTTATTTAGTAAAGAAGATGATAAAGACCTTGATAGAGATATAGCATTGGCAAAAGAAGTTAAATATAATACGAAAGATGAAGACATCTATAAAGCAAAAAAAGAGAAGTTTGATGCCGCTGTACGAGCCGAGAAAGCAAAAAGAGGTGCTAGGTTCTATGAAGATGGTCCTAAAAAAGGTGAAAAAATACCGGGAACAGAAAGAACCAACACAGAAATGACACGCATGATGATTACTAATAACCCTACAAGAAATTCAGCTATAATGTCTGGTGAAAGTAATTCTGAAAGAGAAGTTAGAGAGAGAAAAGAAGCAGACCAAATGCGAAGAGCTGCTGATATGGATGCTTTTGCAAATAGACAAGATGAAAGACGTGCAGACGCAGCAAGCGAGACTAACTTTTCTCAGTCTACTTTTGGAGGTGGTTCTGGTGGAGATAATGCAGGAACACACTGTTGCACAGCATCATACAAACAAAAGACTATGACAATATCAGAAGTAAAAGAACTTAGACGTTGGCATAGAAAACAATCACAAATATGGCAGGATGGCTATGATGTGTGGGGCAAGTATGTAGCTGATGGCTTAGTAGCTAAGTCAAAGTGGCAAGCATCTGTAGTAAAATCTGTGCATCAATTAATTATAAAAAAGAAGTTGACACTAAAAGGATTGTATGGTATAATGGTTATATCTTCAGGTGTCTATCCAATAGGTTTATTTAAAAGGATAACAAGATATGGAAGAATTTTTCAATCAACTTAGAGAACGGTATCTAGCTTTATCTGAAGAAGAGAAAGATGTAATACGTTCTTTAATGGGTACAGAGCAAGGTAGAGTCTTAGGTAAGATACTAGGTCCTGAAATAGCAGGGCAAATAAACTTACGTAGACCTACACAAGCTGTACCACAAAGACGTGGTTTAGGAACACGATAAACTTTCTAATATCTAGCTACTCATCCCCCGACATGGCTACGATGACCCTAGTAAGGAGAATACTATGAGCGATGCAATAATTGCAGAAGAAATAAAATCACCCACAAAAAAAGCTTTTGTGTCTAAACCATATACACAAGAAGAAAGACGTGAGCGTGACGAAAAAGAACTTGAAGAACTAATTAAAGAACAACAAGGTGAAACAAAAGAAACATCTGAAGAAGAAAAGATTGATGCAGAAGAACCTAAAAATGCAGAAGAGAAAACCTTTAAGAAAAGATATTCTGATTTAAGAAGACATCAGCAAAAACAAGCTGAAGAGTTTAAAACAGAAATAGAGAATATCAAACGACAGTTAAGCGAAGCTACTAAGAAAGAAATGAAACTGCCTAAGTCCGAAGAGGAAATAGAAGAGTGGACAAAGGAATATCCAGATGTAGCAGGTATAGTAGAAACTATAGCCACTAAAAAAGCTAAAGAACAATCTCTTGCACTAGAAGATAGAATTAAAGCTATTGACGAAATGCAGATGTCAGCGTCAAAAGAAAAAGCAGAAGTAGAACTTATGAAGCTACATCCTGATTTTGATGATATTAGAGATAGTGATTCTTTTCACGAGTGGGCAGATGACCAACCAAAGTGGGTAAAGGATGCACTATACGATAATGAAACAGACGCAAGGTCTGCAGGACGTGCTATTGACTTATATAAAGCTGATATGGGTATCTCTGCTAAAAAACCTAAAACAAGTAAAGATGCAGCTAAATCTGTAGATACAAAAACTAGCCGAAGCAAACCTCAAGAGGATGCTACTGCTTCTTATTTAAAAGAATCTACAGTACAAAAAATGTCTGCAATGGAATATGAGAAACAATCGGATGCGATTATGGAAGCTATTCGCTCTGGTAAATTTATTTACGATGTGTCTGGTTCTGCCAGATAATGTAAAAAAAGTGTTGACATATAGTTATTTATCAGTATAACTATAGTCATCTGTGTGATTATTGTCACACAATTACGGCAAACAATTAATTTTACGGATTACCTGAATAACACAGCCCACTGAAATTAAGAATCATGTAACTTAATCTCTTTGCACCTGTAGTGAAACAGCCCCTTATATAAATTTTGTATGTTTAGCCTAGCCAAATATATAAATTATAGGAGGATATATCATGGCATTTAGTTCCGCAGCAGGTTATGGAAACCTGCCTAACGGTAATTTCTCGCCAGTAATTTATTCCAAACAAGTCCAAATGGCTTTTCGCAAAAACTCTGTTGTTGAAGCGATTACCAATTCGGATTACTTTGGTGAAATTGCAGCTATGGGAGATACTGTTAAAATTATCAAAGAGCCTGAAATAACGGTTAAAAGCTACACAAGAGGGGCAACTATTACTCCTCAAGATTTAGATGATGAGGATTTTTCTCTTATCGTTGACAAAGCAAACTACTTTGCATTTAAAGTTGATGATATTGAGGAAGCTCACAGTCATGTAAATTTTCAATCACTCGCAAGTGATAGAGCTGCTTACCGACTGGCTGACCAATTTGACCAAGAAGTTCTTGGTTATCTATCAGGATTTAAGCAATCCGCATTGCATGGCACACCAAATGCAGCTAACACTACAGCAAGTGGTGACAAAGCTGTATCATCTGCAGGTACAAACGAACTGCTTACTTCTATGCAAGTTGACGCTGCTGACTTCAATAGTGGTTCATCAGGTAACTCCATCGTGGTTGTACCACGAGCAGGTGGAGATAGCTTGAATACTACTACTGCTAAAGCGTCACCATTGTCTGTTATAGCAAGAATGTCAAGAAAGCTTGACCAACAATTTGTGGACTCACAAGGACGTTGGCTTGTAATTGACCCAGTTTTTGCAGAACTTCTAAAGGATGAGGACTCACGACTAATGGACTCTGACTTTGGTGGTTCAGGACTGCAAAACGGTCTTGTCTTTAACAACATACATGGTTTTAAAGTGTATATGTCTAACAACTTACCTGCCGTAGGTAATGGACCTACTGGTGCAACATCCACTGGTAGCGCACACTACGGAGTTATTTGTGCAGGACATAGTTCAGCAGTTGCTTCTGCAGAGCAAATCAATAAAACCGAAACATACCGTGACCCTGACAGCTTTGCTGACATTGTTAGAGGTATGCATCTGTACGGTAGAAAAATACTACGCCCCGAAGCTTTGACTCGTGCGTTGTATGTTTCTTCAATATAAGGGGGAATTAGGAAATGGCTACAATTACAGCAACACTTGCTAATACTCATGGCTCTTCTTCACGAGGACGGCAACCTTATTATGTGCAACAAATCGTTGACCTAACAGCTAACAGCATTAATCCTAATGGTGATGTAGTACAAGTTCTTACTGTACCTGCTAACACTAAAATTATTGCTGCAGGTTTTCAGGTTACTGCAAGTGCAACGCAAAACTCTGGTACTGACGCAACAGCCATTCTTGGAACTGCTGTGGATGACAACGAGTATGTCGCGGCATTTGATATTGATGGTGCATCTGATGGGGCTTATGCTCCTTGTGCTACCCCTGCAGGTGAAGTAGTTATTACTTCTGCAGACACTTTGGATTTAACACTAGCAGGTGGAGGAGCATCCTTCACAGCAGGTGAAATTAGAGTGTACGCTATCCTACAGGACGTTAGTGACATAGGTGAAATGGAAGCTGATGAAGTTGGCAGAGACCAATTAGCATAACTTATAACTAAATAAAGGGCAGGTGTAACAGGATTGACTTGCCCTTTATCCTATTCAACATAAGGATTAAGAATTGTCTAGTAGTTATCTTATATTAACTAATAATGTATTAGCAAGATTAAATGAAGTACAACTTACTTCTAGTAATTTTTCTTCCGCGAGAGGTATTCAGGTACAGGCACAAAATGCTATAAATGAATCCATTCGATACATTAATCAAAAAGAATTTAATTACCCATTTAATCACGCGACTGAAACAAAAACTCTTACAGCAGGTGTAGTGCGTTATGACCTACCGACTAGCACAAAGTCAGTAGATTATAACACAGTTAGAATAGTAAAAGATAGTGATTTATCTGTAAGTGGGGGCAAGTTAGCCCTCTTAAACTACAACGATTACATAAATCATTTTATAACACAAGAAGATGAAATTAGTTCTACAACGGCTGCAGAAGCCATTGATGCAACAGAAACAGAAATAGACTTAACAAGTGCTACAGGATTTGACAGTGCAGGTACTGTGTTTATTGATAATGAAGAGATAACCTATACAGGCATAAGTACAAATACATTAACAGGCTGTACTCGTGGGGCAAGCTCTACTACAGCTACAACGCACAGCAGTGGTGTTGTTGTTACGCAGTTTGATGGTGGTGGTGTTCCAACTCATATAATAAGAACAGCAGATAATAACTACTTGCTTTACCCTTTTCCCAATAAAAAATATTCTATAAAGTTTGATTATTATACAATTCCTACAACGCTCTCTGCACATGGGGATACTACAAGTGTACCTGCACAGTACGATGCAGTTATAGAAGATGGAGCTACAGCTTTTGTATATCAGTACAGAGGAGAAACAGGACAGTATCAATTAAACTTTGCACGATTTGAACAGGGTATTAAAAATATACAAACACTGCAAGTAAATAAGTTTGAGTATGTGCGTTCAACATATATACCTAGAAATAATTCGTCACACTCTACTTCAGTATTAAGAGCATTATAGTATGCCCGACCTATCCCAAACACAGCCAACAGCATTTAACTGCCAAGGTGGATTGGTACTAAACAGGTCTACCTTTATGATGCAACCCGGTGAAGCTTTAGAACTACAGAATTTTGAACCTGACATCGAAGGTGGCTACAGAAGAATAAACGGTTTTAGTAAATACGTAAGTGCAGTAGTACCTAGCACAAGCTCTGACAGTGAAAAAGTTTTAATGGTTGCAACATTTGGTGACTTAGTTGTGGCAGCTAGAGGTGAGAAGATATTTACTGCTACAGCAGGTGGTAGTAGTTGGACTGAAAGAGATAGTGGCAGAACAAGTGCAAGCAAGTACAACTTTGAACGATACAACTTTGATGGTAACGATAAGCTTATAGTAGTAGACGGAACTAATGCTCCTACGTTTTTTAACACAGCAATGTCAGCAACAGACGTAAGCAATAGTGATGTAGCAGGGTCTAAGTTTGTGACAGCATTTAGAAGTCACATGTTCTATGCAGGAACATCTGCAGCACCTCAAACATTATTTTTTAGTCAGCCTTTTGACGAAGATGCTTTTAGCAGTGGTCAAGGTGCAGGAAGTATAAAAGTAGACGATACTATAACAGGACTAAAAGTTTTCCGTGATAACTTATTTATCTTTTGTGAAAACAGAATATTTAAACTGAGTGGTAGTAGTTCTAGTGACTTTGCCATATCTGCTGTAACAAGAGACATTGGTTGTATAAATGGAGACACAATACAGGAATTTGCAGGAGACTTAATATTTTTAGGTCCTGATGGTTTGAGAACGGTTGCAGGTACAGCAAGAATTGGTGACGTTGAACTGGGTACAATAAGCTCTAACGTGCAGTCTATATTTGATGAAAACCTATCAAGTGCATCTGAGTTTGAGAGTGTAGTAATACCAGATAGAACACAATACAGAATGTTCTTCACAAAGGCAAATACAGCACAGAATAGCACAAAGGGTGTAGCATGTGTTTTAAAAGGACAGACATTTGAGTTTTCTGAGCTAAGAGGAATAAAACCTGCATCAACAGACAGCTTTGTAAAAGCAGGAGATGTTATAGTTCTACACGGTGACTACTCAAACGGATTTGTATATAGGCAAGAGCAGGGCAACACGTTTGATGGCACAGCGATAAACGCTAAATATAGAAGTCCTGATATGACCTTTGGTGACGCAGGTATACGAAAGCACATGCAACGTGTGATTGTAAACTTTGCACCTGAATCTACAATAGATGCTGACTTATTTTTAAGATATGACTACGAATCAGCAGACTCTGCACGACCTGCAGCATATGAACTTGATTCAGGAGATATTGCAGCTGTATATGGTACAACAACATATGGCGCATCTTCTAGTTTAGTGGGTACATATGGCGGTGCATCACAGCCACTTGTAAGACAGGCAGTAGAAGGTTCAGGCTTTGCCGTAGCACTAAGAGTAAATGACGGTGGAGAAACAGCACCATACTCATTAAAAGGTTTTCAGTTAGAATATCAATTAGGAGCAAGAAGGTAAATGGGAGCAACGTACACAAGACAGTCTTCATACTCTGATGGGGATACAATTACAGCGGCACATACTAATGATGAGTTTAACCAATTATTAGCCGCCTTTGCAGCCTCAACAGGACACACACATGATGGCACTACTGCAGAAGGTGGTCCTATAACGAAGCTATTAGGTAACACACTTACCTTTGGTGCAGGGACAGCAGGTAT